GTATGTGGTTTGCTTTTTGAAAGCTTCAATATTTAAAATTTTAAATTGTGATTCTGGGTTGCTTAAAATAGGGTTTAGATTTTCGTTTGGTGATCCAGATCCAGTAGCCAACCAAGTTGGATTGACTTTTAAAAAGTCAGCGGCTTTTAGAAGATTTTCGCCTTCCATAGTTTTGGATTTTCCAGAAAGCCAGTCACTTACAGAAGGTGGTTTAACACCAACAGCGCGTGCTAAATCAATACCTTTAATTTTTTTAGTTGGTAAAACTTCCATAGCATATCTTAGACGTTCAGCAAGAGTATTCATAAACCATCCTCACAAAGTTAGGTAATCCTAACATAAATTTAATTAGGTGTACCTATTGATTTAATATTAGGTATGCCTAATAATGATCAAGATGTAAGGAGAGTTTAATGAATGACGTTCAACTTATTAAAAATTTAGGTGGAGTTAACGCTGTTGCAAGATTCCTAGGTATTACACCTGCATCTGTATCTGGGTGGAGCGCAATACCTGTTGATCGAAAAATCAGGCTTGCAGTCATAGCAGAAGATATGGGGGTATGTACAAGAAAAGAACTCTTTCCTGCTACATATCAAGATATTTGGATTGAATTGAGATCATCTGAGAGTGAGTTAGTTAATTTTGACTCATCAAAAAAATAAAACCGCCATCTGTTCCAGCAGAGGCGGTTTTACATTTGGAGTTAACCAATATGAATAAAACGATTTTAGCACAAGATTTAGACAATGCAAATGATGACCAATGGTGGATTGATCATGATGCTTATGCAGATGCACTTGAGGAATTTCGCACCATAGAGATTGAACTACAGAATGCTCTGGGTGTGGTGAGAAAATGCAAACCAGGTGAGGGCGCTTTCATTGGTGACATCCTTGAGGATCTGGAAAGAAACAGGGCTGAGTTTGGATTGCTTAACCGATTCAAATCAGCACATAGAAAAATGATTGAAGCGAAAGGAAAGCTATGATCATCAAATTTAAGTTAACTAAACCTCTTCTAAGCCCCTTGCAAGCCCCTTTAAAGGAGTTAAATCATGCGTGATTACGCCAAAATATCCCCTAACTTCTGGGCTGGGAAAACTGGCAAAGAATTACGGAAGTGCCCAGAGTCATTAATTGTATCTATGTATTTGATTACATGCCCACACGCCAATATGTTGGGGCTTTTTTATGTTCCACTTTTATATATTGCCCATGAAACAGGATTAGGCATAGAAGGGGCTTCAAAGGGGCTTCGATGGGCTGAAAGTGCGGGATTTTGTAGTTATGACAATGACACTGAGACTGTATGGGTTTATGAGATGGCAAGATTTCAAATTGCTGATCAACTTAAACCCACAGATAAGCGCAGTATTGGTGTTCAAAATGAATATAACTCATTGCCATCAAACCCTTATCTAACAAGCTTTTACGATAGATACTGTGAAGCATTCTGCATGACTCAAAAACGTGATAGCTCTTCAAAAATAACCACTAAATTACAAGCCCCTTCTAAGCCCCTTGCAAGCCAAGAGCAGGAACAAGAGCAGGAACAGGAAAAAGAACAGGAGCAGAAACAAGAGCAAGAGCAAAGCGCAAACGCTGAAAATTCTCTTGATCAAGTTTTAAAAGTTTGGACACCTGATGTAAAACAACTCAATGACTGGTTAAAACAATCTGGTTTGATGCCAATGACACCTGAATTGATTAATCAAATCTTGCCTGAGATAAACGCTTACTACCAAACAAAACTCGAGTCTGGATCAATTAGGTCAAATCAGATGTATTCGAATTTTGTGAAATGGGTTAAGCGAGATCCACGTCTGTACATCCAAACGCCTGATGAACAACAGATCGAGCAAGAGGACACAACCCCACCACCAGAAATCAAACCAATACCGGTGAAATACGGCCAAGGTCTAGGAGGTGGTAAGTGAATACCCAATTTAATATTTTGGGAGTGGCTGAGGACCAGTTGTCCGATCCAGCTTGCGAATTGGCTTTCTTGGTTTCGTTGTTCACATACCGGGAGTGTTGTGAATTAATTTCACAGACAAACGAGTCAATTTTCACCATCCAAACCCATGTTGTTTTATTTCGTGCTATGAAAAAACTTCACGAAAAGGGTGAACCGATTGACGAAGTCACAATCATGACTTCCTTGAAAACATTAGGCACTGAAAAACAGGGTGTAAACGAAAAATACATTTTGGATTTATTCCAGAATGCACCAGTCACACTGAGCAACAATGTTTCGTCTTACTTGGGCACTCTTCAAGACTTAGCAATTCGCAGAAATCTTAGAGATGCAGGTAACCGCATTCAAAAAATTGCCAATGATTTGAGTAATGGCACAGCAGATGATGCAATCGCAAAGGCAAATAGTGTTTTGAGTGATATTGGTACAGGAACCAATGATGATGATCCAGAGCCATTAATTAACTCATTGGTTGATCTCTATGACGAGGTCAATAAGATCCAGACTGAGAAGATGGAAGGAACTTATGCTGTACGAGGTGTAAATACTGGTTTCATTGCCTTGGATAATAAAATCGGTGAAATTCAAAACGGTGATTTAGTCATTGTTGCAGCACGGCCAAGTATGGGGAAAACCGCATTTGCCCAAAATATATCAACCCATATTACAACCAATCTTGTTAAGCCTGTTTTATTTGAATCAATTGAGATGAAAAAGAAAAAAATCTCAAGACGTATTACCGCAGCGATGGGCAGTGTTGAATTAAAAAGAATGCAAAACGGAACTATGGAGCCTGATGATTGGACGGGGTTTGCAGATGCGGTAAAGCTTATGCAGCAAGCACCATTTGACATCAAAGATGGTGTGGTCACGTTGGTTGATATTAGGCGTCATGCTAGAAAAACCAAAGCGAAATTTGGCTCATTAGGCGCTATTTTCGTTGATTATCTACAATTGATAGCAACACCTCACTTGAACCCGAACATATCCGAACACGAACGTTTAACTGCAATTTCCAAAGGCTTAAAGAATATTGCCATGGAATTTGATTGCCCTGTATTTGCCCTTAGCCAATTAAGCCGTGATGTTGATAAGCGACCAAATAAAAGACCTGTAATGTCTGATTTACGTGGATCTGGTGCGATAGAGCAAGACGCTGATGTAATCCTATTTCTTTATCGTGATGAGTATTACAACAAAGACAAATCTCAGTTTAAGGGAATGCTTGAGGTTATTGCCTCAAAGGTACGTGATGGTGAGACAGGTGAAACTTTCTTATTTTCTGAATTGCAATACAGTCGCTTCTCAAATGTTTCGAATGAAAACTTGGAGTACTTCCAAAAGCAACTAGCCAATGTGGACCAAAAGTCTAAATTTAAATCTGGGATGGCAGGGCTATGAACATGACAAATAATGACCAAAATTTAAATGCCGACTTAATGGATAAATGCAAAGAAGCGTTTGAGAAAAATAGGTTTTGGATTGGAATTTTTAAAGCTGACGTTGTTTTTAAAAGTGAGATTGGCGAATCTGGCTTGTATGAAGCTTTAAATTCAAGGGTGGAAGCTGAGTATCTTGTTGAGTTTAATAATAAATGGGTCATTTGGTATCAGTGCTGGCAATCCCGACAGGCTGAGGTTGATGAATACAAGATGGTTAGCGAATCAATCGAAGACCTGTATTTACTTGAACGTAAAAAAGTTAAAGCAGTTGAGCAGGTATTGATTGATCTAAAAGAATCAATGACCAACTTTAAAGAAATGGATCTGTACGACAAAGGTGTTCGAGTTGTAACGGATTACATTATTCGAGATTTGGAAAAAGCCTTACGAGGTGCGCAATGAATAGTGATTCAGTTTTATATGTTTGCTTAACCATTTTTGTTTTGGCTTCCATGTTTCAAGAAGCTATTACCAAGTTTTTAGCGGGGTGACTGATAGTGATTACATGGGTGACAGTTTGGGTTTTGACGGTGAGTTATATAGATATTGGCGGGCATTCAGGTGGTGCTTCACACTATCAATTGCAGTATGCAACACAAAGTATCTGTGAGAAACAACGCAAAAACCATAAGGGTAGTTTTAAAGCTTCACGTTGCGATTTCCAACAAATTCCAGTGGTGAGTAAATGAATTCTAAGATTGAAATTATGGACTGGTCTAAGCTTACCCTTGAAGATTGGTTTAAGCAGTATGGCGCATGGATCTCGATTAACCGTATGCGTGGAGGGCATGAACCTGATCAATTAGAAATCAATCAAATATACTGGTTAGCACGTGAAAAAGAAGCAAAAATAAGACCTAACTCAAAACAGGTAATTATTGAGATCAGTGATTTTGAAGCGCTGCAGGTTGAGAAAATGATCTATGATTTAAGGCACTCAAAAACAATATGTAAATTTGCAAAACCCACAGTTAATTTATTTATTGAAAAATGGGTATGTGGTTTAAGCCTAGATCAGATGGCAGAAAGATTTAAATTGAGTCGTAGTTCAATCAACAGCATGCTTTATGCAGGTGAATTTTATTTGGCAGGGCATGACAAGAGACTTAAATTAAATAAAAAGTTTGCGTTTAAATGAAAAGTATGAAATATTGGTTATAGTTGAAAACTATGCGTAAATAGCTAGTTGGATTCTAAACCGACTTAGACCACCTCTTAAGTGGGTATTTTTTTACTAAGCTTATTTTCTAGTAACTCATAGTACTAATAACTTATTCTTGGAGGGATTTGAATGAGCATCAATTGGTTTTTCATGATTGCTTTTGTCCTTCTGTTGATCATTATTGTATTATTTTTTACGCGTAATAATTGATTTCCATACCCATCTATTCCAATACGTGGGTATTTTTTTGTCTGGACATTTTTAGAAACCGTTTAGTGCTACACTCCCACCGATAAATAGGAAAACACATGAATATTTGCATCGGTGGCGAACAGAACGGTCAGGTTGTAGAGAAAAGCCCAAACGATTACTTTCAGCAGTCAATCGTAATTGGTGAAAAGACTTATAAGTTTTGGTTTTCAGATAAAGTAAGTTTTCATGATGCGTTTGTCGAGGCTGAGAAGCTGGCAAGGCAGGGATGAAATAAAGGGCGCTTAGGCGTCTTTTTTTACGTCTAAATTTTATAAAGGTGCTTGTGACGTGCACAAGTAATCTATTGAGGATTGACTCATGAAAGATCGTTAGCTTTAAAAGCAACTTGGATTTGTGACGTTTGCCAAAATAATGGTGAACTATAAGCGCAAACGGTGGGATGCAGAAACCAGCCGTATAAATCGGTTTGAATCCAATGTGATTTCGTCACACATTGAGTTAGCCTCAGAGCCTCAAATTGTGGGTGACTCCCCGACCAAAAGAGAATGAAAGACACAGAACAAATCAATAGCTAACTTTGAGAAGTTTGTCGTGTTGAGTAGCGGTAGATCAGTTGCCGAGCTGATCAATATCGTAATCTAAGGCAAGGATGTGGCAGATCACCACGTCCTTTTTTACGCGCCATTAGCTCAACTGGATAGAGCATGGGTTTTCTATACCAATGGTTGTAGGTTCGAGCCCTACATGGCGTGCCATATTTCAGGAGAACAACATGCTCCGAATCAAACAAATTTTCTGCCGTCACGTTTGGGAATATTCAGAT